TACAACACCCACGGCCCGGACTGGCCACGCATCACGCAGACACTGCTGGATTGGGCCATCCTGACGGAGGAAATCAACCACTGTCGCAGTATTATGTGCGACCCGGCAACTGCCACAAACCCCGACATGATCGAGCAGGAATACGCCGCAGCATGGGATCGGATCAGGGACAATCTTGGAACCTGGACAGACCAGCTCAAGCCGCAACCGAACCGGGGTGGGCACATGGACAGCTACGGCTCGTGGTCTTTGCGCCTGGAGCAGTTCATGGGGCAGCGTGTGGTCGATTGCATGCGCCACCGCATCGGCGGGAGGATGGCAGCATGAACCCAATCCGCGACATGCGTTTGCCGGACGTGGATGAGACGCAGCTTAGCGAATCCGAGATTGAAGTCGGCATACGCATCGGGGTTATTGCCGAAACCACTGCCTCGCGCATGCGCGCGCATTTCACCCGCGAACGGCTGCTGCAGCTTTTCACCTACGACAGCCTGACCGGTGCATTTTGCTGGCGTGGTACCGGTGTTGAGATCGTGAAAACCAACAATCACGGCTATCGCTGGGTGCACGTTGATGCGCATTCGATCCTGGTGCATCGGGCTATTTGGCGAATACAGACCGGAGAATGGCCTGTATCGATGATCGACCACGTTGATGGCTGCAAGACCAACAACGCATGGGACAACCTGAGACGTGCCGACCACTCGCTGAATGCGCAAAACGTGTTCCAGCCAATGGCGACGAACAAGTCAGGGCTACGTGGCGTTTTTGTCGATTCACGGCGAACTGCGCGCCCGTTCCGTTCTGCGATTGAAACCAACGGTATAAAGCGCAGCCTTGGCAGCTTCGAGACAGCTGAGGAAGCGCACGCCGCCTACATGGCAGCAAAGCGTGAAGACCATCAATTCGCCTTCACGACCGATGTTACCGTGGTCACCCGCCAGCGTGTCGAGATCATCAATTTCACGGAGGAATCCCCATGTTGAGCAAAAACGGACAGCGCATCAGTTCTGCGCTTGACCAAAGGAGCCAAAATTGTTAATCATCGGTGTTGACCCCGGCCTGACCGGTGCCATTTCCCTGATCTGCTCCGAGCGCGGATTGCTGGAGTGCGTTGATCTGCCGGTGTGCGGCAACGGCCAAGCCACCGGCAAGATGCTGCGCTGGATCGACGCGGGCAAGCTGCAGGAGCTGCTGGCCACCTGGTCGAGCAAATTCAGCTTTGCCGAAGAGTCGGTGCATGCAGTGATCGAACGGCCCATCCCCATGCCCTCGATGCCGAGCACCACCACGGCCAGCTCGTTCGACAGCTTCGGCGTGATCCGGGCGCTGGTGTTGGGCAAGGTGGCGCTCGATGGCATGACCATCGTCAACCCGCGCGAATGGAAAAATTTCTACGGGCTGGGCACCGACAAGGACGAATCACGCGCGACTGCTTTGCGCCTGTACGCCAATGCCCAAGTGAACCGGGCGAAGGATCACAACCGTGCCGAGGCGATCCTGATCGGCCACTGGCTTTTGAGGGAAATCCAATGACACAGCACTTGCAAAACGGCTTCCGGATCAACTGGTGGCAGATCATCGAGGACTTGCGCCGCACCGGCCTGAGCGTGGAAAAGATATCGGAAACCACCGAAATCCCCAAGTCCACGCTGCTGGGTTACCGCAACCTGGACGCGGAACCCAAGCACGCGGATGGTGAACAGCTCAAGCAGCTGTGGCTGCGCCGCATGGTGCCGCCGCTGCCGGTGAAGCAGGGCGATGTGCGCAGCCGCAGGGCTGGCCATGACTGAAAGTCGGGAAGCCGACCACCCACCGACACGACACTGCACCCACCGGCAAACCAACGCAAAGGAGACCGAACCATGGCAGCCAAGATGCCCCCACAGATCCCCGGCGATTCACCCGCTGACGCTGAGCAACCCACCGACACGACACTGGAGCCAATCCAAGCGGAAGAGCCGGTGCAGGCTGAACTGCCCCGCGCTGCCGATATCGACCCCACCAAGATCAGCCGCTCTGTGCTCACGCAAGACGGTTGGGTCTGCCCAGCGTAAGGAGCCGACCATGTGCGGAGGATTCATCGGCAGTATTGCAAAGGGATTGGGGCTGGCCCACGATGCTCCGACCCAAGATCCAGCAGATGCAGCGTCTCAGGCAGCTGCATCGTCTCAGGCAGCTGCTGACACCAAAGCAACCCAGAGCGCAAACCTGAAACTGGCTTACCGTAACCGCCGCCGCTCTGCCAGTCTGCTGGCTACGGGCGCAGGTGACACCGGCATGGCGCAGGGCAAGACTACCAGAAAATCTGTGCTGGGGGCCTGATGGCTGCTGATCCAGTCAAGATCACCAAGCGGCTGGATGCCCTCAAGGCCAAGCGCTCGGGCTTTGAGTCCGACTGGCGCGATTGCTTTGAAATGACTTTCCCCGAGCGTGGCTCTGGCCTGTCGGGTGAGGTCATCGATAGCACCCAGGCACGCAGCAAGACCGCTGCCCGCCTTGATTCCACCGGTACCGATGCGAGTCGCATTCTGGCATCGGCGCTGATGTCGGGCATGACCCCTGCAAACTCCCGCTGGTTCGCCCTTGACGTGGGCAATGAGTCGGACGAAGAGCGCAAGTGGCTCGACGATGCATCCGATACGATTTGGAAAAACATCCACGCCGCCAACTTTGACGCTGCCGCTTTCGAGTGCATGCTCGACGTCGTGCCAGCTGGCTGGTGCGTGCTGTTCACCGACATCAACCGGCATGCAGGCGGTGGCTATGCCTTCGAGCAGTGGCCAATCAGTGAATGCTTCATCGCCAGCACCCGCCAGGATGGCCGCGTCGATACCGTGTACCGCAAGTACGCAATGTCGGCGCTGCAGGCTGCGGAGACATTTGGAATTGAGAACCTGAGCAGCAAGTCACGCGACAAGGTGCTGAACAAGCCAGACGATTTGATCCAGTTCGTGCGTGTTGTGGAACCGCGCAAGGTGTACACCGCAGGGGCCAAACTATCTCGCAACATGCCATTTGCCTCGTGCGATGTGGAGCTGGATGGCAAGCACCTGGTGCGTGAGCAAGGTTTTGAAGAGTTCCCGTGCTCTGTGCCGCGCTGGACGATCATCCCGCAAAGCCATTACGCCGTGGGGCCAGCGTTCCATGCACTACCCGACATGCTGGAGCTCACCGAACTGGTACGACTTGAGAAGGCCGCTGCTGATCTGGCCGTGTCCGGCATGTGGATAGCGGAAGACGATGGCGTGCTGAACCCCCGCACCGTGAAGGTGGGGCCGCGCAAGATCATCATTGCCAACAGCGTGAACAGCATGAAGGAGCTCAAGAGCGGGGCCGACTTTAGAGTGTCGTTCACCATGAAGTCACAGCTGCAGGCGCAGATCCGCAAGACCTTGATGGCCGACCAGCTGCAGCCGCAGGATAGCCCCGCCATGACAGCCACCGAAGTGCATGTGCGTGTGAACCTGATTCGCCAGCTGCTGGGCCCGGTGTATGGTCGCCTGCAGGTAGAATGGCTGCAAACCCTGATTGAGCGCTGTTTCGGTCTGGCGTTTCGCGCTGGTGTGCTGGGGCGACCACCGGAGTCTCTGTGGGCGCGTGACTTCCATGTGCGCTACATCAGCCCACTGGCCCGGGCGCAGCGCCTGGAGGATGTGACCGCCATGGATCGCATCGAGCAAGGCCTGATGCTCAAGGCGCAAATGAAGCCCGAGATTCTTGATGTGTACGACTGGGATGGTGCCGAAGAGCTTCGCAGTCAATTCCTTGGTGTACCCGGCAAGCTGATGCGCACCGACAAAGAACTGGCCGCCATCCGTAAGGAGCGTGCTGACGCGCAGGCCCAGGCGCAGCAAAAAGATCAGTCCATAGCCATGGCGCAAGCTGCCAGCGGCAATGATGCTGGTGCCAAGGTTATGGGCGCAATGGTGGCATGACGCGCGGCACACCAGCACCGGCCATCACGCCGGAAATGTTCAAGGAGCTGTTCGAGGATCACCCCACCGGGCGCATCGTCCTTGAGCACCTGATCGTCAGATTCACCCGCCCAGCGGTGACCGAAGGCGGCATTGATGCCGTGCTGAAAACCTACCTTCGCCAAGGCACGCGCATGCCGCTGGATTACATCGTCACCCAGATCAACCGCGCTCACGGTGTGGCAACAACCCAAGGAGAGCAAGATGTTCAAACGTAGATTCCCATTGATGGATGGCACACCCGGCGCTGCCGGTGGTGGAGCTCCAGCCGGTGACGCTGGCGCACCTGCAGCCCCTGCAGCTGGTGGCGCACCTGCCCCAGCCGCTCCCGCTGGTGATGCTGGCGGCGCTCCCGCTGCTCCCTCAATCCTGTCCGGTGGCAAGCCTGCCGATGGTTCCGCGCCAGCTGCAGCCACTCCAAACGACTGGATCCCTGAGAAGTTCCGCGTCATGAATGGCGATGCCATGGACATCGAGGCATCAGCCAAGAAGCTGGCAGAGTCCTACACTGGTCTGGAAAAGAAGGTGGGCTCTGGTGATGTGCCACCCAAGACCGCCGACGAATATGCGGTGGTGGTGCCGGATCAGTTCAAGGATGTGTGGTCAGAAGATGACCGCTTCAAGTCGTTTCGCACCGATGCGCTGGCCGCTGGCCTGACCCAGAAGCAGTTTGATTTTGTGATGGGCAAGTATTTCAACGTGGCGCCTGAGCTGGTGCAGGGTGGCCAGCAGGTGAGCGCCGACAAGGCCAGCGAAGAGCTGCGCACCACCTGGAAGACCGATACCGAGTTCAATGCCAATGTGCAGGATGCATTCAAGGCATTCAGCGCCTATGCCGACCCAGCCGATCAGGCGCGCATTGACGAGATCGGCAACAGCCCGGTGGCGCTGCGCATTCTGGCCAAGATCGGCAAGGAAATGGGTGAGGCCGGTGGCATCCCTGCGGCCAATGCTTCAACCGGCGCGGATGACATTCAGGCCATTCTCAAGTCCGATGCGTACCTGAACCCCAAGCATGCAGACCACAAGGCCACCAGCGCCAAGGTGCAGGCGTTCTATCAGAAGAAATTCGGCAATACGCCAGCCTGATTGCAGTTGTCTCCTATGTAGGTGTGAGCAGCCCACTTTGCCCCGAGAGGTTAGCGCTTCCCGGGGCTTTTCCATTTCTGGGTCTACAAAGTCGGGAAGCCGACCGCGTACCGGCCGGATGATGCAGCGCAACGGCCTGGTGTGGCGACCAGATAACCGAAAAGCCAGCGACCGCATATCGCGCCGAAATGCAGTCAGAGATTGGGCCTGTTTCCGCAGACAACCCTGCCAAAGGCGTTGAAACTTTTATGAGGTTGAAATGAACAACACAATCACCGCTGCGTTCGTTACGCAGTTCCATGATTCGTTTGTCGCCGCTGCGGAACAGAAAGAATCACGGCTGGAGTCAACGGTCAACAATCGCGGGATGATCGTCGGATCGTCCTTCACCGCCAACGACATGGGCATCATCGAGGCATCGCAAGTGACTAACCGTTACGGCGATACCGAGTGGACTATCCCTGACGCTGGAACCCGCCAAGCCTTGATGGCTGACTACGATGTGGCCATCCCCATCGATCGCTCCGACTTGGCCAAGTTGATGGCAAACCCCCAGGGCGACTACCTGCAGCGCGCTCTGTCTGCCATGCAGCGCAAGAAAGACCGCGTGATTTATGACGCTGCCCGTGGCGCCGCACTGCGCAAGACGGATGAGTCTGGATCCTTTGCTGCCGTGAACTTGTCCGGTGGCCAGATCATTGCCGCTGGTGGCACTGGCATGACCAAGGCGAAGCTGATCACTGCGCGCAAGCAGTTCCGCACCAATGAAGCCGACGAGCACAACGGTGAGGAAATCTTCCTGACCTATGACGCTGGCATGTTGGAGGACGTGCTGTCTGACACCCAGCTGACTAGCGCCGACTACATGGCCGTGAAGATGCTCCAAGAGGGCGACATCAGCGGCAAGTGGTTGGGCTTCAAGTGGGTGCCTTATGAAAACTTGTTTGGCACATCCACACGCACCGCCATCGCTTACGCGAAGTCTGGTGTTCACATCGGTACGGGTGAAAACATCGTTACCGACATTGGCCCACGCCGTGACAAGCGCAACATGATCCAGATCTATGTTGCCATGTCTGTCGGTTCTGTTCGTGTGAACGAGCAGAAGGTCGTAACCATCGACTACGTTGCATAAGGGGTAAATCATGGCTGAAGTTAAATCAACCCAAACCACAGCAGTGGCCGCTGGCTCTAAGCTGCTCCCAGCTTCTGACGGTGGCCGCAAGCGCCTGTTCTTTGCTGAGTACGTGCAGGGTGTTGCCACCCAGGCAATCAGCGACACGATCTACCTGGGCGACTTGCCCAAGGGCGCGCGCATCTGCAAGGACTGGCTGCTGAACTGCTCTGCAGGTACGGCAGCCAGCACGCTGCACATCGGCATCCGAGGTCGGGCCACCGGTACGGCAATCGCTGCCAGCGGCATTGCTGCATCTACCGACATTGCAGCTGCTGGCTACAAGGATGCCAATACCGGCTCTTTGCTGGCCGCTGGCCTGCAGTACACCACGCTGGAAGCGGTGGAAGTGTATGCAACCATCAACGTGGCAGTGCTGGCGGCAAACCAGAAGATCACGATTGAAGGTTCTTACGTCCAAGACTGACGCACCCGCGTAAGCGTCCAAGCCGGGTTCGTCGAAAGGCGTTCCCGGCTTTTTCATAGAAGGAAAGCCAGTGGCCACCAAAGTATTGATCTGCTCCAACGCACTGCTGCTGCTAGGTGCCAAGACCATCAACAGCCTGGACGAGGGCTCTGACCGCGCCAGCCTTGCTGCCAATCTGTACGACAGCCTGCGCGATGACATGCTGCGCAGCCACCCATGGAATTGCGCTGTGAAGCGGGTGATTCTGGCCCCTGATACTGAAACCCCGGCATTCGACTACGGCGCGCAGTTCACCCTACCAGCTGACTGGCTCAAGACCATCAGTGTGGGCGCTGAGGGGTATGAGGTGGACTACAAGCACGAGTCCGGCAAGATCATGGCCAATGGCACCACGCTGCCACTGCGCTACATCTTCCGCAATGACAACGAAGCGACGTGGGATGCCATGCTGGTGCGGGCCATGGAGCTCAAGATGGCCAGCGAAATGGCCTATCCCATCACCGGATCGGCCAGCATGGCGGATGCCACGTTCCAGAAACTGGAGCGCCACATGAAGCAGGCGCGCTCAGTGGATGGCCAGGACGATCCGCCCCAGACCTTTGGCGACTTCCCTTTGCTGAGCTCCCGATTCGGCGGGCGGGCGGTGTACTGACATGCCACGCACCACCGTCTTACAAACCAATTTCACCGCGGGCGAGATCAGCCCCAAGCTGTACGGCCGCGTCGATGTGGCCCGGTACCAGAACGGCGCAAAGAAGATGCGCGACACCATCCCCCAGGTGTACGGCGGGGCCAAGCGCCGCGATGGCTCACTGTTTGTGCGTGAGGTCAAGACCAGCGCCAAGCAGACCCGGCTGATCCCGTTCATCTACAACGAGAACACCGCCTACATGCTGGAGTTCGGAGACCTGTACATGCGGGTCTATAAGGATGGTGTGGTGCTGGGTGCGCCGTATGAAGTCGTCACCCCATTCTCCGAAACGATCCTGTTCGACCTTGATTTCACCCAAGGCGCGGACACCATGTTCATCTTTCATGAGACGCTTCAGATCCGCAGGCTGCGCAGGTTTGGTGATACCAGCTGGACACTGGACATTGCACCATTCACAGAAACCCCGTTTGAGGAACCCGGCACTTACCCCGCTGCAGCCTTGACACCCAGCGCGGCCACTCCGGTGGGTGGTGCTTGCACGCTGACCGCTGGCGCGTCTGTCTTTGCGGCTGGAGATATTGGCAGCAGCGTAAAGATCAATGGCGGGATCGTGAAGATAACCGGCTACACCAGCGGAACAAGTGTCACGGGTTCGATCAAACAGGAACTGACCAGCACCGCGGCAGCACCCACCGATGCCTGGAGCCTGCATGCACCGGCCTGGTCAGCATCACGCGGCTACCCACGCACTGGCACACTGTACGAGCAGCGCCTGGCGGTGGGCGGCTCCCCCACATTCCCGCAAACGATCTGGGGCAGTGCCACGGCGGCCTATCTGGATTTCACGATGGGCGTGAACGATGACGATGCGTTCGCCTTCACCATGGCCAGCGATCAGGTCAACCCGATTCAATACCTTGCCAGCAGCCGCGCACTGGTGGCTTTCACGTCAGGCGGTGAGTTCACCGTGGCCGGTGGTTTGGAAAAGCCATTGGCACCGACCAATGCCCAGGTGCGACAGCGCAGCAATTACGGCTGCTCCCGCGTGCGGCCGGTGCGCATCCGTGATGCTGAGATCTTCATCCAGCGTGCAGGTTCCAAGGTACGCAGCTTTGCCTACAACGTCACCAACGACGACTGGACAGCCCCAGACATTGCCGTGATGGCTGAGCACCTGACCGCTGGCGGCATTGTGGATATTGCGTGGCAGCAGGAGCCCACCTCAATCATCTGGCTGGTGCGTGCTGATGGCGTGCTGGTGTCGGTCACCTATGACAAGGATCAGGACGTGGTGGGCTGGGCAGCGCACACCGGCTTCGATGGGGCGGTGGAGTCCGTGGCAACCATCCCCGATGTGGACAGCGATCAGCTTTGGCTGGTGGTGCGGCGCACGATCAACGGGGCAACCAAGCGTTATGTGGAGCGCTTCTTTCCCGATGTGCTGCTGGACAGTGCTGTGCTGTCCACAGCCGGTAGCCCTGCCGCCGTTTGGACTGGGTTGGCCCACCTGGAAGGTAAGGCGGTGGATGTGGTTGGCGATGACGCTTATGTGGGCAACTACACGGTGGTCGGTGGCCAAGTCACCATTGGCAAGGCGGTGACCGTGGCAAAGATTGGCCTTCCATTTGAGAACCGCATCGAGCTGCTAGACCCCGAAGTGCAGACCGGCATGGGAAGCGCCAGCGGCAACTACATGCGCACCAGCGAAGTGACTGCCCGGTTCTTTGAAACCACTGGGGCACTTGTGAATGATCAGCCGTTGGTGTTCCGCAGGTTCGGCAGCAATGACACGGTGCAGACCCCACAACTTTTCAGCGGTGTGACCCGCATCGAAAACCTTGGGTGGGAGCGCGGCGTGTCGGATCTGGTGATCAAGCAGGACAAACCCATGCCATTCCACCTGCTGGCAGTCACCCGCAAATTCACGGTCAACGATGGCTAATGTTCGCCACGCCACGCCCGACGACATCGATCGCCTGATCGATCTGGGTGCCGCCATGCATGCTGAGTCGCCACAGTTCAGCCCTTACCCGTTTCTGCCTGACCGGCTGCGCACCAGCCTGGAGACCGTGCTGGCCATGCCCATGGGCTGCATTCTGGTGGCTGAGCAGGGCGGTGATCTGGTTGGCGGGTTCGTTGCTCTGGCCGGCCATCACTATGCATGCGGCTTCATTCAGGCATGCGATCTGGCCTGGTTCGTATGTCCCGCGCATCGCGGCGGCTCCGCTGGCATGCGCCTGGTGCGGGCCTATCTCAATTGGGCGAAAAGCATCGGCGCTGAGGCAAGCATCGGCCTCAATACCGGCGTGGAGCCTGAGCGCACCGGGCAGCTGCTGGCTGCTTTGGGCGCACATCAATCCGGAACTACTTGGACTTGGGGGAATTAATTATGTGCATCAGTGCAATCGTATTGGCGATTTCGGCGGGTTTGTCTATCATGGGGCAGATAAAGCAAGGGAAGGCTCAGAAGAAGGCCGCAAACACTCAGGCGCGTGGGCAGGATCTGGCTGCAGCGCAAAACCAAGAAGCAGCGAAGCAAGAGGCAGGCAATATCCGAAAAGCCGGTAAACGGCAGGCAGGCGCATCCCGCGCGGCACTGGCCGGGGCTGGCATCGTGGTGGACTCGGGCTCTGGAATAAACATCAATGAAGACATTTACCGGGGCAGTGAGTCTGATGCGTACAACACGCTGCTGACCGGTGAGCGACAGGCCAGCTCACTCAATCGCAGCGCATCCCAAAGCAGGGCAGCTGGAGACAACGCAGTAACGGGTAGTTTGTTGGGTGCGGCATCCACAGCGGCCCGTAGCTATGCAGGCTGGAAGGGTGTGAAATAATGCCGCGCATACCCGCAGGAGAACAATTCGGCCAGGTGGTGACACGTCCGGGCCCGGTGGTTAATGTCAACCCTGACGCTTATGGTGCTGGCGTTGGCCGTGCCATTGAGCAGGCTGGCAACATCGGCATGCAAATAGCAGGGCAAGACATTGCCCAAGCCAATGCCGAGGCCAAGCAGCTGGCGAGAGAGCAGGAGGCTGAGGCCAAACAGTTCGCCAATGAAGCCAAGCGTGTCAAGGCTTTAACAGCCACCGCGCAGGTGCAGGGTGGGCTGGCTACCTTGCATGACCAGCTGAGCGCGGATCTGGACAGCGGCGCGATTGATAAGGCCGATGTGGGATCCGTATGGGCTGAGCGCAGTACCAAGCTGGTAAATGAGTCGCTGGCCAATGTGGATCCACAGCACCGCGAGCTGGTGAATGCAACCCTGCTCAATGACGTTGGGCGCTATGGTCAGTCGATCAGCAAGATGGTGGTGCAGCGGGACAAGAAAGACATCATGGCTGGCGGGCTCTCCTACTTTGAGAGCATGCAGCGCCATGCAGCACGCGGCCCCAAGCAGGCAGACGAGGCGATTGCCAACGTCAGCGCATTCTGGAAAGCCACCGGCCCCATGGCTGGCGAAGACCCGGCAGCGGCATCCCTGCGGGTGCAGCGGTTCACCGAGAACGTGCGCACCCACCAAGCCACCGGGCTGGTGAATGCCGACCCAGCAGCAGCACTCAAGGCCCTGAAAAACCCCAACTACTTGCCAGAGCTGGACCCGGATAAGCGCAGCGCATTGATCAACACCGCCGATGCCATGGTGCTGCGCAACCAGCAGCGCGGCGCATTGCAGGCTGAGGCAGCGGCCCGGGCACAGACCAAGGCATGGGAGGGAGCGCAGGCCGTGTTTCAGGCCGGCAAGATGCCAACACCAGAATACGCGGCGCAGCTCTCCCAGACATTCAAGGGCACGCCTTACGCGGTGGCGCTCAAGTCCATGCTGGCCGATGGCCCTGCCAATGTCGCATTTGTTGCGCAGCCGGTGCAAGCGCAGGCTGCAGGGCTTGCCCAGCTGCAAAACAAACTCAACACTGGCGGAGCAACTCCCGAAGACATCAAGAATTACGAGCGCCTGGACAAAGCGCACAAGGCCACACTGGCAGACATCAAGGAAGACCCGTACAAGGCGGCATCCGAGCGCGGCGTGCTGACCTCATTGGATCCGCTGAGCCTGGACATTGCGCAGCTTCCCGCACAGCTGGCTAAGCGTGCAGTGCAGGCCAACACCGTGAGCACTTGGGCGGGGCGTGAGGTCTCATTGTTCCGCCCTGACGAAGCCGCCAAGGTTGCCAACGTGCTGCAGGCCATGCCACCCAAAGACCGCGCCGGGGCGCTGGCGGGCATCAGCAAGGCCATGACACCGGGGCAGATGCGAGCCTTTGGCCAGCAGATGGGCTCCAAAGATGAAACGCTGGCAGCTGCTGCATTGTTGTCGGCCAGTGGTGCAACCACCACCAGCGGCCGCCAGGTGGCGGAAATTGCGCTGGCTGGTGCGGATGCCATGAAGGAAGACCGGGTAAAGTTTCCCGCAGGCCAGAGCAAGACCACTATCCGCGCAGAGATCGACAAAGCCACGCGGGGCGCATACCTGAGTGAAGATGCTCAACGCGCAGCGGGTGACGCGGCCATGGCGGTGTATGCCGGGTTGGTGGCTGAGGGCCAGTCCGGGGATGTTGGCCAAGCGGTGCGGTTGACTACTGGCGGGGTGATGGAGATCAATGGTGCCAAGTTCGTCAAACCCTACGGCTGGCAAGACTCCCAGGTACTCAAGGCCCTGCGCGATGTGGATGCCCCCAAGATGGCAGCACTTGCGGGTGGTAAATCTCTGGTAATTGGTGGAAAGCCTGTACCACCCGAAGAGGTGGCGAAATACATGCCAGGTGCCCAGCTGGGGCCATCGCGCAAGGATGGGCACTACACGGTGAGCATCGGCGGCCGCTTGGTAACTGGCGAGGATGGAAAGCCATTCCTGTTACCATTGGCGGGAGGGGCAAAGTAATGTTTGATGCTCTGTATCCGGAAGCTGCAGACACCGCGCTGACCGCGAAACTCAACCGAAAACCAGAACCCCAACCAACCCAGCGGTTCAGCGCCTGGGGGTTGTTCACGGCAGCACCCAAGGGCGTGGCAGCCGGTGCCGCACAGGGCGCGGGGTCAACAGCCGACATTTTGGGGGCGTTCGGGAGTGTGCTGGGTGCCACTGGTGGAAGTGCTGGCGGCATGTTCAGCCTTCCAAGCGATGCCGAGCGCAAACAGTCGCTGGAGGCCATGGACAAGCTACTGGCTACCGGGCCTGACTACATAAGCGAAGGTGGCCGCAGCTTTCGCAACGTGGCCAAAGACTACACGCCGGATCCAGTAACGAGCCATGTGTCTGAAAGCGCTGTTTTCAATCTGTTTCGCATGGGCTCCAAGGCGATCACGGCGGCTGCCACGCTTGGCAACATCCCCGGCGCGGTGGTGGCCGGGGCAGAAGAAGGCTTCACCATATCCGACGATCTGGCGCAGCAGGGCGTTGACTTGGCCACCCGCACCAAAGTTGGCGCGGTGAATGCAGTTGTGAACGCCGCAGGGTTTGCACTTCCTGCAGCTGGCAAAACATTGATGCAGACTGGCGCGCTGGCGCTGGCGGGTGGCCCAGCATCCTTTGTGGCCCAGAACGCAGCCACGCGCGAGATTCTGCAGGCGGCTGACTACTCCAAGCTGGCAGACCAATACGATCCGTTTGACCCCGTTGGGCTGGCACTGTCCACGGTCTTGCCGCTTGGGTTTGGTGCGCTGGCCATGCGGGGCGCAAAGGTGAAGGGCAAGACACCCGACGCACCGACCATGCACCCACCCGAGGAAGTTGTGGACGCGGCGCGAGTCAGCCTGATCCGCCAGCACATGGACAGCACGAACCCGGTACCCAATGACATAGGCAAAGCCGATGCGCACGTGAAGGCCTACACCACGGCCATGGATCAGCAAGCAGCTGGAGAACGGGTGAGTGTGGATCTGCCCAAAGACGTGGCGCTCAGGGCTTCGCTTGAAATGGATGCAAAGCTCAGGGAGTCAGGAGCGCAGGCCAATACGGTGCCGGATGTGGCCACCTTCATGGCAGACAGTGGCATGGTGCTGCCCAATGTGCCGGCAGCGTCTGTAGCAGCCGCAAAGGGCAATGCATTCGTGACGTGGCTCAAAAATGCCGGTGGCGTGGCATGGAGCCAGAAGTTTGACATTGTGGGCGAGCGTGGGGTGCGCGGAAATTACGCTGGCATCTTCACAAAGAAGGGGCGGAACCTGGACGTGCTGGTAGAGTCGGCGGTGCAGGCCGGTTATCTGTCCCGCGCTGATGCGGAAAGCGCCAACGATGTGGGCGGCACCCGTGCAATGGCCGAGCTGATACGCCGTGCAACTACCGGCGAGAAGGTGCCAACCGTCGAAAGTGCCCAGGCGGCAAAACTTGCCGATGTCCAAGCCCGTGCTGATATGAACGCGGCAGACCAAATGGAGCGGGAGCTGCAATCCCTTGGGGTGGATACGGCGGCGGCACGCGGCAACCCCGAAGTGCTGTCCTCATACCTCGCTGAGCACCGGACTGCACTGGTCAATCGCAAGCTGTCGGACATTGAGGCAGAGACCAAGGCTGAGCGCATGGCTACCGGAGAGGCCTACAACCTGACCCCCAAGCAGATCGATGCACAGTCCCGCATTGCGTTGGCCGCTGAACTTGATGGAAATGCCACGCACGATGCGGCCATGAATGCGCATGACCAAACCGACTTTCTAAACCGTATCGAGGAGATCATCAACAATGCACCCAGAAATAGAAAAACTGTACAAGGCAGCGCAGGATCTGCGCAAGACGGAGGCGTTTCGCCGCGCGATGGACAAGCCACAGCATCCAGCGCCATCCCCAGAGACGCAAATCTCAGTCCCGCCGACCAAGCCCTTAAACAGCAATATGACTCTGGAGCAATACCGGAATCTGTCTTTAGAGCAACGCAAGGCGATGCCAATCCGGGAACAGGGTCCGTTCTACGCTCAAATGATGGCGGAATCAATCAACGCCCAGGTGATGGCGCAGGATTCAACCCCAGCGCACTCGCAGCCGAAGCCAACCAACTCCTGAGTGATGGCCGGTCACCCGGCGAAGTCATAGGCCAACTGCAAGCAGCAGGCGGCAAAGTATCCCCAGAACTGCAAAACATGCTGATCGGTGCGTCCGAGTTCGGAGGTCGCATCAATGACCTGGTGGATCAAGTCACCGCACTCAAGGCCCAGCGCGGCCCCAATACCCAGCCGTTTGACCTGATTGCCCAAGCCGTAGAGAACCTGCGCAACGGCACCAAGGTGGACGCACCCAAGCCCGCCAACCCGCTCGATGCCCGACTGGCAGACATAGAGGTCAGGAATCCGACCGCGCTTGATGCTGAAATACCCATCGAATTCGATTCCAACGGCAAACCCACCTCGACCATGACCGCACGCGAGTATCTGGACATGGTGAAAAAAGAGGCTTCGCAGGATGCGGCTGACGCAAATCTGATTGAAGTCGCTGCCAACTGTTTTTTATCTGGAGGCATCTAAATGCAGTATTCATCCGACATCCGGGACGCTCAGAACAACACCATTGAGTCAACTGTGGGGGTGTCTCCAACGCTCACCGTTTACAGCGGCTCAGCTCCGGCCGACTGCGCAGCCGCCGACACGGGCACCGTGCTGGCAACAGGCACTCTCCCAAGCGATTGGATGGCCGCATCGTCCGCTGGCGTGGTTGGCAAGACAGGCACTTGGACGCTGACCGGTCAAGCTGGCGCTGGCGCTGGTACGGCTGGAACCCACTTCCGTATCAAGGCGGGGGTCAACTGCAAGATTCAAGGCACCTTTGGTGTGGGGCAGGAAATGGTGCCTGACAACAATTCGATTGCCAACGGGCAGACGGTAACGATCAACAGCTTCAACGTCACGCGCGGGAACGCATAAGATGCTGCTCCTCACATCCACCAGCGACATTGTTAGCCTGATCACTGGGTCGGCCACATCCACCATTGAGGTGCACACCAGCTACGTGGATGTGAATGGCACCACCATCACGCCGGGGCGCACCAATACCCGCATCACCACGGCGACCACGACGGCCATCGTGGCCAGCCCTGCAGCCAGCACCCAGCGCAATGTCAAGGCCATCTACGTAACCAACAACAGTGCAGGAACTTCCTGCGTTGTGGGTGTGGAGCATACGGACGGAACCAATGCAGTCGAGCTGATGCAGTTCGTGCTGCTGCCAGGTGAAAACATGGGCTACCGTGATGATGGCTCTTGGGTACACCGCGACCAGAATGGTGCAGAGTACCCGCCCGCTGGGTTGGGGGCTTACACCGGCAAGTCCATCAGCTTCATGAAAACCGGCACCGGGGCAGACACTATCGGTTACTGGTACAGCACCTACAAGGATGCGGGGTCCCCCGGTGCGTGGGCACCCGGCACTCCGGGCATGAACGGACGGATAACGGACGGAACAAACTCGGCTGACTATGGGTGCATTCCAATCCCGGATGCGTCAGTGGGTGCAAACTATCTGACCGAGATTCAGATGGCGGCATCGATTAACCACAGCCACTTCTTCTACGATGTGCTGTGGGTAAATTCTGGCATCAACGTCACCACCGTTTCGTCTGTGCAGGCCATTGCTTCGCCAACCCTGCCAGCGCGTGACATCAACGGGACGACCAACGGGGAGGGCTGTGTAATTGGCCTGTACTTCTCTACCGTCTCTACGCTGGCTGCAGTGAACGCGCTGTCTCAGGTGACGTACACAAACAGCAAAGGCGTTGGCTCACGCATCGCTACGTTGCTTGGGTTACAGGGTTCACAAGCACCTGTAACACCTGCAATTGGTACAGTACTTTGGTACAACCTTGCTGCTGGTGATACCGGTGTGCAGTCCATCCAAGGGTTCAACATCGGTGCTACCTCTTGGCTTACTGGCACGGTCAACCTCTTTATCTCCAGAGACATTGCCACCATCGGAACGACCATTCCCAACGTGGCCGCGCAGAAGGTCATCGGCATGCCGGGGATTCGTTTGTATAACGGAACCTGCATGCACCACTCAATCCTCGCAAGCTCCATCTCGGCTACGTTCTTTGCTGGTGAACTTGTCGTAATGGAGAAGTAACATGGCGTTTCTGGGCTGGTTCAACGGTGAGCTACGCCCGGACGCATGGTTTGATGTAGAGCTGCATCCCGCTGCCTGGTGGGATACCGAGATTGTTGATACAACGGTCGGCGGTGGCGGCAATGTAAACGCCAATCTTTCGGTCACTGACGCAAGCGACACCCTTGCCGGATATGCCCTGGTCACGGTTGGAGTGGCTCTTGGATTGACGGAAACTGCTGACACGCTTTCGTCCGGGGTTTCGGTGGCAGTCGTTGCCTTGCTCAGTGCAACCGATTCAGCCGACTCGCTTAGCTCCACCGCAACAGTGCCCGCCGCTGGTGGCGTGGCTGCTGATCTGTCCGTTACGGATGCCAGTGACACCTTATCTGCAGCAGCTGCGGCACTGGTCACCACCAACCTAAGCGCAACGGATGCAGCCGATACGGTAGCGGCGGCGGCACTTGTCCGCATAGCCATCGCTGCAGCCACCACAGATTCGCCTGACAGCCTGAGCTCCACGGCCACGGTGGTAGTGGCTGGCTCTGTGGTTTGCACCTTGGGAGTGACAGACGAGGCCGATACGTTGCTGTCTGGTTGCACGGTAGATCAGCCGGCACTGCCAGAGCAGGGGCATAACGGGCGGGATTGGAGCAAGTTCGATGTGCCCACGCGCAGAGTGCAGGCGACCCTTGCCGTTACGGATGCCGACGATCAGCTCCATTCACTGGTGCAGGTTCAGGTCAGGCAGCTCGTAAAACGCCTGGTGGATCTGTCGGCAGATGACACGGATGACCTGATCACAGCCAGCGCCAGCATTTACTGGGTGGAGCCCGACTTGATTCGCAAACACCCGGTGAAGTTAGTCAGCTCCAGATATGAGGCAGCAGTGCCATAGCGGCGAATATCAGGGCTGGAACAGTCAAGATCGACATGACTAGCAGAAACTCTTTCAGCGACTCCCAAGCGCGATCAAGTCTCCCCGTTGCTGCCCAGATGGACAGCGGGACTATTGAAAACAACCCGGCAATCGAGAGGAAAAGCAACATATGAACGGAATTAGGATTGACCGATTAAAAGAGGTCTTCAACTATTGCCCAGAAACTGGCACGCTGACATGGCGGTCAAAGGTAAACAGGCGTATTGTCATCGGGATTATCGCCGGGTGCAAGGGACAGAATGGCTACCTGCATTTAAGCGTTAATGGGGTTAGGCTGCTCGCCCATCGTGTTGTCTCTGCTAAATCAAAATATCACATGGGAGCAGTTCAATGAAGCCAAATTGCATTACAGCGGTGACCAAAGCGGCAGGCCGCGCACTGACCAGCGCAGAGATCAAGGGCATCGATGACCGCATGAATGAGACCATGCGCAGGCTGGCCCGATCTGATCCGCACTGGCAGAGCTACCCACCAGACGCGCGGGTACAGATCGCCGCACAGCAGGCCATGGCAGACATGAAAGCTCAGTCTGCGCGCAAGGTTGAGAACGCTCAGCGCCAGGTGCTTAAGACGCTGGAAACCCAGCAGCGCATCACAGACCTGCGGCAGAACATGGGTGTGGGCCAGAGCCGCGCGCTGGTGGAGGATTTGAACAATACCCACCTGTACACCGATGGCATCAAGAAACAGTATTCCAGCGGGTTGATGGATCTGGTGGAGGCCGCAGGTAGTGGGCAAGGCGCAGGCGTAGGGCGCAAGATGCTGCAGTTCCTGTTTGATGCTAAAAACCCCGGCATGACCAAAGACTTGGCGGCCGAAATTTTCTCCAACGGCGGCGGCAAGTCGGGCAACAAGGTAGCGCAGGCGGGTGCCAAAGCGTGGCTGCAGACCATTGAATCCATGCGCCAGCGGTTCAATGCGGCGGGTGGCGATGTTGGAAAACTGGACTACGGCTATCTGCCTCAACCTCATGACAGCGCACGGATCCGCGCAGCCGGGGCCGAATCTTGGGCACAGAAGACCATGGGCCTGCTTGACCGCAAGCAGTACCTACACACTGATGGCAAAGTAATGAACGATGTCGAGGTGCTGGATTTACTACGCGGCGCGTGGGATACCTTGTCCACCGATGGCCTGAACAAGACAGAGCCGGGGCAGTTCAAAGGCACCGGAGCCAAGGCCAATCGCGGCAGTGAGTCGAGGGTGCTGCATTTCAAGGACGGTGACAGCTACCTGCAATACAACGCGGCCTATGGCATGAGCTCGATGTATGACGCGATGATCGGGCACATTGGCGGCATGTCCCGCAACATCGGGCTGGTGGAGCGTATGGGCCCCAACCCAAACAATCAATTCAGGCTGCAGCTGGATCTGGCAGAGCGCACCGATGGGAAGGTGATGCGCTCCTTCGGCAACAAGCCGCAGGCCTATTGGGACATCATCAACGGAACCAGCGGGACACCAGAAAGCGCCCGCCTTGCCAGTATTGGCCAGCACATCCGCAACGTGCAGACCTTTGGCAAACTGGCCGGAGCGGTGATCTCCAGCATTACCGACATGGGCACCATGATGGTGACGACCGGCTACAACAAGCTGTCATATTGGGATCTGCTGACCAACACCATGACCGCAGGCGGCAAGGATGCCAAGGAGTTTGCCAACATGCACGGCATGATCGCCGAGAGCATGATCACCGACCTGAACCGCTGGCAGGGCGAGAACATTGCAAACAACTGGTCAGGGCGGCTGGCCAACAGCACCATGAAGTTGTCGCTTATGAACGCCTGGACTGACACCATGCGCCGGGGTTTCAGCATGACCATGATGGCCGGTCTAGGTAAGCTCTCGAAAACCGACTGGGGCAAGCTGTCGGAATGGGATCGCAGCCACCTTGCACGCAAGGGCATCACGGAGGCCGACTGGCAAGTGGTGAATGCTGCGCATCTCACCGACTACCGTGGGCAGGGCATGCTGACACCGGAGGCGATTGCATCCAGTGGCCACCCGGAGGCCGCGCAGGTTACAGCCAAGGTGCTGGGCTTTATCACAGACGAATCCGAATACGCGGTAATAAACCCGGATCTGGCCACGCGCGCCATTCAGACCGGGGGCGGGCAGCAGGCGGGCACCGGTACCGGAGAGTTGGCACGGCTGGTCATGCAATTCAAGTCATTCCCCATTGCGATGATCTCGCGGCACTGGCGCAGGATGCTGGAAGGCGGGGCTTCGATGGATGGCGCGCCCGCTCTGGCTAATAAGGCGGCATACACTACGGCCCTGCTGCTCACCACCACGGCATTGGGTGCTGTGGCATTCCAGACCAAGCAAATGATTCAGGGCAAAGACCCGGTGGACATGACTACGCCGAAGTTCTGGACGCGGGCCATTGCGCAGGGCGGCGGTGCTGGTTTCTTGGGCGACATGATTCTGGGTGACACCACGCAAGACCGCAGCACCATGGACACCATGGGCCGCATGTTGATGGGCCCGAGCTTTGGCAGTCTGGCTGACTTCTATGAACTGACCAAGGGCAACATTGACGAGGCGATAGCAGGCAAGGACACCCACGCCGGGGCTGAGGCGTTGCGGCTTGCCCGCAGCCACACGCCGTATGTCAATCTCTGGTACGCAAAGGCCGCGTCCGATCACATGCTGCTGCACGCACTGCAGGAGAATCTCTCACCCGGATACCTTGACCGGCAAACGACCAAGGCGTACAAGGACTGGCAACAAGAATTCTGGTGGCAGCCAGGGCAGGCCGCACCAGATCGTGCGCCAAAATTGAGTGCCATAGGAGGGCGATGAAATGCGGCAGGATCAATACGAGCGGCTGCAGTCCTTGCATGAGGAATTGACGGATGTATTCCTGACCGAGGCCGACCACAAGCGCTGGCCCGGGTATGGGCTGGAGCCCGCATCCATCGATGCCCAGACCCGAGGGGATCGCTACTGGTCAAAGAAAAACGCCGTGGCCACCATCGTGCTGATGACGCGGATATCCAACCTGACCGACATTGTTCAGCGCACCAGCTCAGCCGGTACATATCACCCCGAAGCTGTGGACACTGCGCAGGACGAGCTCGATGCCCAGGTGCGCGCGGCCGAGAAAGAAGCGGCCAAACTGCTCAAGACCCTGCAGTCCGGAACGTCAAAAGCCGCCTTTGACGCAAAGGTGCATGGCAAGCGCTGATGTTTCCTTCCTGACTTTCTTCCTGATGTGGGCGAAGGTCATGCGCTGGGATGTGCCCATGCTGCACGTGCGTGTCTGCCAGTGGCTGGAGACGTGCGAAGATCCTGTGCGCGTGCTGATGGTGTTTCGCGGGGCGGCGAAGTCCACCCTGTACGCGGTTTACAAGGCGTGGAAGCTGTACCGCAACAGGCACAACCGTTCTCTGGTGTGGGCCGCTGATGACAAGCTGGCCACCAAGCTGACGCGCGACACCCTCAACGTGTTGCACAGGCACCCGCTCACGCAGGGCATGCTGCCACCCAAGCCCGGGGCAAAGTCGTTCTGGGTTACTGGTGCGCAGGATGCACGAAACGCCAGCATAGAGGCCGTTGGCGTGAATGGCAACAGCACAGGCAGCCGCGCGGATGCTATCGATTTTGATGACGTTGAGGTGCCCAAAAACATCAAGACCCCCGAGGCCCGCCAGAACCTACGGCTCAAGATCGAGGAAACCACGCACATCGCCGTGCCTGGTGCACAGAAGACCTACATCGGCACGCCGCACACCCACGATTCGATTTACACCGAACAGATTGAAGGGGGCGCGTCCGTGCTCAAGATTCCGCTTTTCTCCCATGTGGTTCGGTATGAAGACACCGCAGTCAAAACCCGGTACCGGTTCAATTTCACACCCGGCCCCGATGGGCTTTATGTGCTGGCAGGCATTGGCAAGTTCGCCCGGATGATGCGCGAGGGGGCTGACTTCAAGGTGCAGGGCGATGAAGTGGTGTTCTACAAGCCGCCTGCCATGGTGCTCGATATTTGCGCTGGCAATGCATGGCCAGAGCGATTCAACCGCGTGGAGGTGGAAATGCGACGCAAGGAAACCCGTACCCTGAACGGGTGGGATAGCCAGTACCAGCTGGAAGCCAAGCCGGTAAGCGAAACCCGCCTAGACCCTAACAAGATGGTGCTGTATGAAGTGGAGCCGGTGGTGCGCTTTGCCAACGGTGAAACCCTGCTGATGCTGGGCAATGTGCGCCTGGTGGGTGTGAAGGCCCGGTGGGACTGCTCACTTGGGAAAATCAATTCGGATGCATCGGCAGTGGCTGTGGTGTTCACCGATGATGCTGGTCGGCTGTACTGGCACCGCGCCATCGCCTTGACCGGTGAGCTGGAGGAATTCGGGCGGGATGGCAAGACGCTGGTGGGCGGCCAGATCCGGCAGCTGATCGACTTGCTGGCACCACTGCAGGTTCCGAGCATCGTGATTGAAACCAATGGCCCGGGCGGCTTTGTGCCGGCCATTGCGCGTAAGCACCTCAAGCGCCACGGCATCAGCGTGACTGAGGATTTCAGCAGCGAGAACAAGCAAAAACGCATCTTGGATGCATTCGAGGCACCGCTTTCGTCTGGTTTTTTGTGGGCACACACATCGGTGACGGATGGCCCTGCCTTTGATCAGATGATCCAGTTCAACCCGCTGTCAAAGAATCAGGCAGACGACTATCTTGATTCCGGGGCTGGCGCGATCTCTGAAACTCCGGTGCGAATTGGCAGGATAGTCGGGAAGCCGACCGAGGATCGCGGCGACGATTGGCGTCCATCAGCGGGTGTTCATGAAGTAACTTTGGAAATGTGATACCCGCGCTAACTCGCGTGAGGTATCCCAAGTGACCGTTTCATCCCAGACCCCCATCAATCGAAGCACCGGAAATGGGGTGACAACCGTCTTCCCCTACACCTTCAAAATCATTGCGGCCGCAGATATTGAGGTCACCGTCGATGATGTGGTGAAGACCTTGAATGTGGACTACACAGTGTCCGGCACTGGCGCTGATGCTGGCGGTAATGTCACCATGACCGTGGCACCGGCCGACCTTTCCAGCGTGGTGCGCAGGCGCAGCATGGCGCTGGTGCGTACAACCGACTATCAGGATCAGGGTGAGCTGCCAGCTGCCACGCTAGACGGTGATCTGGATTCGGCTGTACTCATGATCCAGCAGGTGGATGAACAGATCGGGCGGGCTCTGACTTTGCCGTTCGGCGTTGTTGGCGTATCGACTGAACTGCCAACGCCAGTTATCAATGGCTTGCTGGGGTGGAACAGCGCAGGCACCGCCATCGCGCATTACACCGGAGCAGCCTCTAGCCTGGTTAGCGCTGCGATGGCTCCAGTAGTTGCCGGATCTGATCTGGATACAGCAAGAACTGCCATGGGTGTGGCCAAGTCTGGCGCAAACACTGATATCACAAGTCTGGGGGCGGTCACCGGTGTAACCGCATCCAATGGCGACAACTCATTGAAGCTGGCCACTACGGCTTTTGTTGCAGCCAATGCGCGATCTGCTGGCCTCTTCTACAAAATCTCCACCACCTCAGTGGCCTTCACCAAAACCGGAGCCAACAGCGCCAGCATCAAGGCGGGCACCATCGTCGATGTTTTGGGTATGTTAGTCACCTTTGCCACTGCCACAGCCATCGTCATGCCCACGCTCACCGCTGGCACCGACTACGCCATTTACGCCTGCGCCGATGACACCGTTCGGGCTGACTCCAGCTTCACCAACCCCACCGGCTACACCACGGCCGACAGCCGACTGATTGGCGGCTTTCATTACGGGCTGGTGGCCAGCGGCACCACGCTGGCGGGCGGCTCATTCAACACTGCGGGCAGCGTGCAAACGGGCGGCATGGTGTGGACGCAGGGGCAGGTGGACGACATTGCGGGCATCAACAAATACAGCCTGTGGGATTTGTACTGGCGTGCCAACGTGAGCGACCTGCGCGCGCAAAAGGGTTTTGTGCTGACGGACGCGGGCAACTGGGTAGCCATCTACTTTGCCAGCACCGACTGCGACACCAACGGACTGAGCAAGTACAACACCGATGTGGCCAGCGGCACCGTGCTGCCAAAAATCCCCACTACCATGGGCGGCAACGGCACCCTGACCTATGCCGACTACAACTGGTGGCGTGCCAGTGAACATGCCCGCGCCTACGGTGCCCGCCTGTTGACCGATGCCGAAGCCAACATCGCATTCTTTGGCGTGACAGAAAACCAGTCATTGGGCGGCGCTGCCAGCACCATCCCGCTGACCACCCGCGCAGCAGGCTACACCAGCAAATACGGCGTGGAGCAGGCCACTGGCCATCATTGGGCTTGGGGTGACGATAGCTCGGGCAC